ATAAGAGAGTTTAGCGTTAATCATGACTCGGAAAGCACCAATTTCAATGACAGCATCATTACCATGTCCACCTGGGGGAGGAATGATAACATCAACTTGACCACCAGTTCCCGTGCCAATACCAGTAATAGCATCAACACTAATTTTACCAAAAGTATATCCTGTGCCACCAGATGTCACAGTAGCAGAAATAATTTTACCACCATCAACAACAATAGAGACACGACCACCAGTTCCGTCACCATTAATCGCGACATTATCGTAAGTGCCGTTGTTATAACCAGAACCAGCAGCATTGATTACAACAGTATCAACTTCACCCGCAACAGCGTTGGTTTGAACTGCAGAGTTTGTAAACACTGGCATGTAGTCATTGGAGAAAAACTTCAAGACCGATGCAACAGGAATAGTATACATATACTTCCAACGATAACCATCACCAGTAGTGATGATAGATGTTGAAGTACCTGTGGGTTCAACAGTAGAGGGTTTACCATTAGGGTCCGATGGTGAAGTGCCGTTATAAATGCACTTATATACCTGATACTGAGAATTCACAACATAGAAGTCGGAATCATACAGTTTGGTAGCACCAGAGGCAGCAGTTTTACTGGGAGAATAGTCATGACGATACATGTCATATGTAAAACCCAAACCACCAGTAGTTTGTTCGGGAGAAACCCAGTCAATTCTTCGGACAACCTGAACAGTATCTGAAGCGAGGACTCTCTTCAGAGAAATCATGTCGTCAAAAGAACCAGAGAATTCAGAAAATGAATCCACTGCTTGTGGTGGGGAATTTTCATTATCCCACGTTTGGGGACGACCGATGAAAAGATACAAACGATCTCTCGTTGCACCCGCCGCGTCGTCACTTTGTGTAGCATTAGGACCCTCTAAGGCTTTAATAAATTTCTTAGATGAAAAAATCCTAAATTGATCAGTTAAAAGAGCTGCCATGTCCCTTGACTATTGTCCTCCTGTTTATTTATGTCTATTTTGAACGAATGACTGAACCGTAATCAATACGCTTGATTCGATACGATGCACCCGCATTACCAGTAATCATTTCTCCACCAAGAATAGCTTGAGCTACTGCACCGCTGCCAGTAGTATCACCAACAGCATTAGTGAAGGTGATAGTTGGGTGAATATTATATGTTCCATCAACTGTTTGTGGAATACCATATCCACCATTAGTAACCGTGAGTGATTCAATTTGGTCTCCCGCAGTTGTCATAGTTACAGATGCAGTTGCTTGAATATCACCAGTATTTTCAATTGTTACGGTTGGTGTGGCGGTATAGTTAGTTCCTTGATTTTGAATATTAAAGTCAATAATAGTTCCTCTAGATGAGAATTCATATAATAAACCAGCAATACCGATATTAATGTTATTTGTGTTAAACGGAATAACATCTTGTACTACCAGTAAACCTGTGTTAGCATCCCAAGAAATGACAGTTCCTCTAACACCCGAAACAGCACCAGTAACAATTTCATTCGTGCTGAAACTTTGACCATTACCAGTATTCAGATCAAGATATATGGACAGTTGCGCTGTATGTTCAACACCATCACTGAGACCACCTGCCGTATCAACAGTTGCATATTTGAAAGGTATTGATGCATCTTTGATGTTATCACCAACTTGGAACAGAGTGGTATTCTGACCACCTTGAGTTTCTTCAATACCATACAGTGAACTATAAATGCCACCATCCAGATTAATCTGGTTTTCATAGTCAGTTCCAGTATTTACCAAATCAGCAATACCATCACCTGCACCATCAAGTTCATCATCATCTTGAAATTTTCTATCTTGTAAAGTAGAAATAGGAACAGTTAACAATGTAATAGTTGAACCAGTTTCGGTTTCAAGAACATGTGGTTGATATGAACTATTGGCACTTCCTGCAACACCTGCATCAAATTGAACAATAGCATCTTCGGTTGATGGGATACCTGCATCAATAAATGCTAATTCGTCAACTTCAAATGTAACAAGAAGTTCCCTGGTGTTGGGATTCCAATCATACACCTTCGCAACTTTATTATTCGCATTATCAACTCTACGAACAACACGGTCACCAACATTATAGTTATAAGTGGATACACCATTAGAATCATTCTGACCTGCGTCTAAAATAATTCTTTGATCATAATTAAAGTTTACACCACGAGTCAGACCAGAAAACTTACCTGCAGATTTAGAGGTATATGTAATAGTTTCTTTTCCTAAGATGATTTCTCCAGAACCAGGAAATGCATCTGTGCTATCGACAAAAATTTCATTATCCGATGCTGTTACATCTTTTACTAAACCTGTCAAATACAAAGGACTAGAGTTTAATGCCTGACGTGCTCTAGTCTTACGCTTCAGATTTACAAGTTTAGTGAAGATCACATTTGGAGCAGATGTATATCCTGTTCCTGGTTCGGTAATGGTAATACTTGTGATTTCACCTTGATCAACTTCTGCTACTGCTTTAGCACCAATACC